AACAATGACCCACACGGCTCGGTTGTGAATTATGTGAAATTACAAAAACACTTGTATTCTAGAATAGGTATGCTATAATTAGGGTACAAAGAAGGAGAGGTTAAGAAAATGTTATATGAAGTTTACGGAACTATTACTAAAAAGAGTTTATTAGATAAAGCTAATATGGTTAAAGAGAGATTTAACAATGCTAACTTTAAGACAAAATCAACTAATTCAATTCAACATATTAATAAGGTTGAAGTTATTGAGCATGGTATGGCTGTTTATTTTTGGTGTAGCCATATGAATAATTTTGTTGCGTGCGCTGGAACGAAAAAGCAAACTTATAAACGTTTAAGCGAGTTGCTAACACATATTTGTTTTGAGGAAAATAATGAACACATTGATATTTCAGATTTTATCGTAAAGAGGTAACAATTATGATTGATGTTGATATTAAATATTTTAATTTAATTAATATTGATTTTGAAAAGTTAGATCTATCTAAGTTTTCAAACAAATCATTAATTGATTTATCGACTATTCTTACAATTCGATTATGTAATTCAATGATTTTCGGTTATTATGGTAGTAATATGGATAAGCAAGTACGTATTAGGAATAACATAAGTAAATTACAAAAGTTTATTCGTATTGAGTTATTAAAAAGGTTGGGTGATGTAGATAATGAGTAGAATTTATAAACATAATCATTACCCAAGTGACTTAACTATGGATAATATTAACAGAATAGTTGATATTATAGAGACATATTTATGTGATTATAAACTTGGCTTTCATTTAGTTTATCAGCGTAGGCATTTAATAAGAATGGATATTAGGAAATTAAATTCAAAGAGTGTGATAGCTAGTTATTCGTTTAGGTATAACACTATGACGTTGTTTAAACGTAAGGTATTTCAAGGTGTTGTATCACTTGAAGATATGATTAAAGAAAACGAGAGACGTGGATATGAGTATTTACAATAATTTAATACTTGCAAGTTGGTTTATCTATGTAGTATTATCTGTATATCAAATTTACCAACAATGCAAAGGTAATTTTAAATACTATAAGGTATCAAACAGATACATAAATTTCATTATAATTTCAATTGTGATGTTAGTTATGTGGTTTGTTTTAATAAATATGAAATATGATGAGTTAATGGAGGTGTGTCATGTAAAATATTAAAGTGTTATGACTTCACTAAAAAGCGTTAACTTGAAATGATGTTATGCTTAAGCGGAATTGACAAGGTTAAAAATGAATTGAAAAAGCAATATTGAAAATAATTAATAAGGAGAAAAATTAAAATGGAACAAATTAAAAATGAAGTAGCAATGATGGAAAGTAATGGTTTAACAGTAACGGAAGATATGACATATGAACAACGTGTTAATTTATTTAATGCCGTAAATAATGCTGAGGGTCTATCTGATCAAGTTGGAAAAGATTTATATTTAACTGGTTTTATTGTTCAAGATGTTGAAAAAGAAAACGAGCAAACTGGAGAAATTTTCTGTTCAAAACTAATCACTGTAATTGATAGAGATGGAAAAGCTTATGCAACTAATAGTAAACCTTTCTTACAAAGTTTAAAACAATTAAAGCAAGTATTTAATTATGACTGGACAAACCAACCAATTCACGTAGTAATTATTCAGAAAAAATCAAATTCAAGCTCAAATAAATATTTAAGTATGGCTGTAAAATAGCCTAATAAAATAAGGGTGTTAGCCAAACACCCTTTTATTTTTGACTTAAAAGGGGGTGTTTAAAATGGCTAAAATGCGAAAATCTTCTAAGGATGTTAAGCGTTTGCGAAATGCAATCGCAAGTGCAAAACGAACTGCTACAAAAGCGCAAAACATGGGGCAGGATGTTGTGTTTACAGATATACGAACTATAAAAGACTTTAACGATCGTAAGGAATTTAATAAATACTTGAAATCAATTGAAAAATTCAACAAAGAGAATAGGTATATTAAAAATCGTTATGGTGTTGTTTTTAACCGTAATGATATCGAAAAGGCCAATAAATTAGTGGATAAACAGAACAAACAAAGAAAAAAGTTAGCTCGTAGTGTTGGATTGAATAATTTGAAAGAAACAAAAGGCGGTATATCAACAAATATTTCAGTTCGGCAGGCTTTATCAGTATTAAAAGATGATAGAGGAGGTTTTTTCGAGCCAGTCCATCACGTTAATATTCAATCATATAGATACCCTAAACAGTTACAAAATAGGATTGAAAGTCTAAAGGAGAACACAAAGAAGAAAAATAAGAAAATTACTACGTTTAGAGAAAATTATAAAACAGCTATAGAGAAACAAATACAAGGGCACAATATAACAGAGGAAGAAGGGCAACAAATTTTAAAAGATATGAGATCATTATCAGATAAAGAATTATTGAAATGGTTGTATCAAGAGAGAAAAGCGATAAATACATTTAAATATTTGGATTTAAGTCGTGAGTATACAGAAAATCAAAAATTTGTGAATGAGCAGTTAAGTAAAGCTATAAGAGAAGATTTAAGTGATGTAAAAGATAGTTTAGCTGTATTCACAGGACGTGCTTATGTTAGTGACGGTGTGGTTAAGTATAAATAATGTAAAGGGGATTGTAGTATGACAAAGAAAAAAGAGCCTAAGGAGATTTGGGCTTGCGATTTTGAAACTACAACCGACCCTTTAGACTGTAGAGTTTGGGCATGGGGTGCAAGTTTTGTCAGTGATTCAAGTATTAAAGAATATGGGAATAGTATTGACGGTTTCATTGGATGGTGCCAACAAAAATCAAGGAAGTTATATTTTCATAATTTAGCTTTTGATGGTGAATTTATAGTTAGCTGGTTAATAAGTAATGGATATGAGTATTCGGACAAGCCTAAAACAGGGTGTTTTAAAACAATAATCTCTAATACTGGTCTGTGGTATTCCATTGAAATATGGTGGAAATATTCCATATATCGGTCAACAAAAACCACAATATGGGATAGTTTTAAATTGATACCATTTAGTATTGAGAAGATCGCACACGATTTTAACTTACCAATACGAAAATTAAAACTAGATTATAAGACTAAACGTGAAATAGGACACGAGCTAACACCGCATGAAGTAGATTATTTATTCAATGATATTGATATTGAAGGTATGGCACTAAATGAATGTTTTAAGCTTGGATTTAATAAAATGACAGCCACTAGCTGTAGCTTTGACGCATTCAAGAAAACGTTACCTATGTCGTTTGAAAAGATATTTCCATCTTTAGAAATGAGTGTGGATACAGATTTAAGACCTGCTTATAGTGGCGGTTTTGTGTGGGCAAATCCGGAACTAAAAGAGAAAGAAATAGGACAAGGCATTGTATTCGATGTAAACTCTTTATTTCCAAGTCGTATGTATTATGAATTATTACCATATGATACGCCTATATATTTTGAGGGTGAGTATCAACAGGACGATGAACACCCGTTGTGGGTAGGCGTTGTTAGTTTTGCTTTTGACATTAAAAAAGATCATATACCTTGTATATCACTAGACAAGTTTTCTCGATTTTTTGGTAGTAAAAAATATGTAGACAGCTCAAACGGGGATATTGTTAGAATGACTGTCACAAGTGTAGATTGGGAGTTATTTAATGAACAATATGATATTTACGATGTAGAGTTCATTAATGGCTATAAATTTAGAGGATGTGTAGGTATCGCAAGGCAGTTTATTGACGAGCAAATGGAAGTTAAAAAGAATTCTAAAGGCGCTCAAAGATTTATTGCCAAGCGTCAATTAAATTCGGTTTATGGAAAGTTCGCAACGAACCCAAATGTAACACCTAAAATTCCATTTATTGATAAGGACGACGGCGTGTTAAGACTTCACGATCCTATGTATACTACTTATGAAAATGGAGAAGTTAAAGAGGTTATTGATGAACAATTTAGAGATCCTATTTATTTACCTTATGGAGAATTTGTAACAGCCTACGCGCGTAAATATACGATAAGCGCAGCACAAAAAGTAGGTATCCATAGAGTCGCATACATTGACACGGATTCAATACATCTAGTTGGTACACAAGTTCCGGACGCAATTAAAGATATTATTGACGATAAGGAATTAGGTTATTGGGGTCTAGAATCAGTATTTACACGATCTTATTTTATCGGGGCTAAGTCTTACGTTGAAGAAATTGAAATATCTTACAAAGATTATGTGGAACACCAGCAAGAATACATAAGTGAGAACGATTGTAAAGATAATTTGTATTACATTCGTGAGGGTGTTTGTTATTACTTAAATGTAAAGTGCGCAGGCATGACACAAAGAGCAAAACAGAATGTAACATATGATAACTTTAGAGTTGGAAATGTAATTAATGATTGTTTGAAGAAAACACATGTACCGGGTGGTATTGTGTTAGTTGATAGACAATTTAGTATTAAAAGTAGGTAAGGAATGTGATAAAGTGATAAGTGTTTTAACAAATATATTGTATTATTTATTTATGGCATTTTGCTGTTTAAGTGTAACATTTTTATTTGTTGTATATATTATAGGAATGGCATTAATGATTATTTGGGTTATAAAGGAGTAAAGGAGTATAAAATGGATTTTATAAATTTAATGGTTTTAATTTGTATTATTTGTATTATTGTATTAGTAATTTTTAGTTTGGTTATGTTTTGTAAATATGAGTCATTAATTGATAATTATAAATTCTTAAATAAGGAACTTGATAGTTTATCTTATGAAGTTTATCATCACGGTGACGCCATATTTAAAAAGTGTGATAAAACTCTAAAAGAATTTAACGAGATCATGTTCGGAAATCCACCACTCAAAAATAAAGTGGTGGTTGTGAGAAGTATAAAAGATTATGATTATACCGCCTATCGAAAAGATATTGAATCATTAAATGAGTATTTAAAAGAAGGCTGGAGCATTGTGAGCCATGAAACGAGTGACTTTGTACACACGTATATATTAGGCATGCCGTTAGTATGGCAGGATGAAAAAGAAGATGATAAAAAAGGATGTGATGACGATGTTGAGTGAAAAGTCGAAACAACATCGAAATAAGTGGTATCGAGATCATGTTAATAAATATTGTGTTTGCGTCAATAAAAATGAAACTGAAGTTGTTAATTTTATTGAGAATTTATTGAAACATAAGAATTTTAGTTTCTATGTTAAAAATAAAATTAAAGAAGATTTGGAAAAAAGAAAATAGTATGTTAATATGATGGCGTAAGGAATAAAGAACGGAAATCAGACATGTATGTTAGGCTTACTCGCGGTGAAACGTGCTAACAACATATATAGGAATAGTAATCTAGCTGGTAACACTTTAAACTTTACAACCTATTATTGTGAAACCCTCATAAAAGAGGGTTTTATTTTTTATTGACTTTACAATATTAATATCATATATTTATAAATAGAAGGGATGTGTAAAAATGGAACGTAATGAACTTAGAAACAAGTTTACGGAAGTGTTAACGGTTGAAGATCAAGCGGAACGATCAACTATGTTGAATGATATGCGAGCGGAAGTTGAGAAAACTTTTACAGAGTTAGACAATTTGAAAGCCGAGAACACGAAATTAGTTGAGAAGAATACTTCTTTAACAGAGGCAAACTCTAAACTATTTATGCAAATTGGTGTCGAAAAATCGGGCGGAGAAAAACCAAAACATGAGGCGCCAATGGATTTAAGAAAATTAGGTATTTAATGAAAGAGGTGATTTAGATGTCAAAAACAACAGCAAAAGACGTAACTAAAACGTTACAAAATGATTTAGGAATGGACCACGAACCAACCGGGCAAGAAGTTGCCAGTGCTATGTATGCAATGAGTTCAAGTAACTTTAGAAGTACGATTGGAGACCCAAACGAAACAAGCTCTTTAGAGTTTATGAATGGTTTGTTAGAATATCCGGATACTTTAGGTGTTGAGTTCATGAATTTAGCGACACGTATTGGTAAAGTGATCGCACACCGCAATATTTTAACAAACAAGCTAGCGCCGTTCAAAATGGAGAATATGCCACTTGGTTATACTATGGAAGAGTATTTCGTTGAGTGCGCTAAAGAGCATGAATATAATCAAGCGGACGCGGAAAACACTCTTTTTAAGAGAAGTTTACCAGATATTAAAACAGCTTTCTACGTAGTAAACAGAAAGTCATATTATCCAGCAACTATTACAGATGATGATTTACGTAAGTATTTTGTTACTTGGGATGGTGTAAATAGTTTGATCGCTCGTATTGTTGACTCTATGTATAATGGTGACAACAAAGACGATTATAACTATATGAAATCCGCTTTAGTAACTCATTATGAAAATGGTCATATGAAGATCGTAAATACAAGTGGTGTTACAGATACAGATACAGCGAAAGAGTTAGCGCGTAAAATTACAGAGTATGTATCGTATTTAACTGAGCCTACTAATGAATATAATGCTATGGCTGTTACAAAACAAAATGACTATGAGGATATTTATGTCATTTTGAATGGTAAAACCAATAGTTATTTAAACATTGATTGGTTGGCACAAACATTCCAATTAGAGTTTGCTCAATTTAAAACTCATGTATTAGTATTACCTACTTTACCAAGTACGACACAAGGTACTATTGAGGCAATTGTGTGTGACTCAGAAATTTATCGTGTGTTTGACCAAAAGTATAGTGTAGGCGTTGCTTACAATGCTAAGGGCTTATATTGGAATTACTTCTTGCACCATTGGGAAGGTATTGCAACAAGTCGTTTTGCAAACGCAATTGCTTTTGTTTCCGGTGATGTTGATGAAAAAGTTACAGCGATTTACTCAAACCCTCAAGTTGTTGAAGTTCGTAAAGGTGCGACTATTACTGTACCATTTACAGTTCAAACTAGCGGTTTAAATGCTAAGTATAGTTTGGCTGCTACATCTAGCGTTTCGGATAAAGTTAAAGCTACAATCGAAAGCGATTTGAAACACGTTAAGATTGAAGGTTTAGAGGCTATTGACGCGGAAGGTTTAGCAACTGTAACAATCAGAGATACAATTTCTAATGTAACTTGTGATGTTAAGGTTGTTTATAACGTATAGTTATGTTATAATATCGGTGTCATGAGTAGGACATGGCACCCCTCCTTTCTATTATTTAGGTAAATTGCAACTTAGGAAAAAGAGTTATTAATTTAACTCTTTTTCTTTTATTTTTATTTATTTTGTATTAGTATGTATTTGAAGGTGGTGAGATTATGTTAAGAAAAACTAAAAAGAAAAAATCAGCAAGCCAAACAATTAAAGAACAATTTGAGCAAAACCAAGAGATCAAAATAGATATTGATAATTTTTTGCCTAAGTTTGACGAGGTAAAGTTAAGCGGTAAAAATTTAGCACAAAACTATGTGAGTGAATTTAATACGGGTATGAATATTTACCAATGTTTAAATTATTTACAAGGTTATATTGGTTGGCTGGTTAAGGCTGTTAACGATGTTGTCAAAAAATGGAATAAAAACATCGAGGAAATGATTAAATATTGTATTGAACTGTCTAAAAGTGAATTCGATAAACACTGGGCGGAATTAAAACCTCAAGTTATTGAATTGACGAAACAAACAACAATCAATCAATTCAATGAGAAATGGGAAGAATTAAGACCTCAAGTTATTGAGTTAACAAAACAGACAACGATCAATCAATTCAACGAATCATGGGAAGAATTAAGACCTCAAGTAATTGAGTTGACGAAACAAACAACGATCAATCAATTCAACGAATCATGGGAAGAATTAAAACCGGAGTTAACGCAATATGTTAACAATACTATTAATAATTATATTGATAATCAAGATTCTAAAATTGGTAAAATGTATGACGATCTATCTATCTTGTTAACGAACTTAAAGAATAGTGGAGCTTGGATACAAACGGGTAATACGATTTTTGACGGTCACATGACAGACGGTAGAAACATCGCAACCGGTAATATTAATATCTTTGGTGGAAGTGTTGACGGCGGTTCATACATCCGTACAAATAGCGGAAGCACTGAGAATGATTTGGCTGGTGGTGTATAATGGCATGGCAATATTTTTATGGTGCGTATGACAACACCGGACCCTATGCAAATGTTGTTTTAGGTGGTTCACCAGACAATACAGGACCGTTTGGAGCGCCATTAGCAACCGCGCACGCGTCCGGTTACGGTAAAGGTATTAACTTTACAGATAATGGAAATTATGGTGTAACGTTTATTTTAGATTTAGTAGGATATGCAATAACAGACGCTCAGCAGTATGTGGCGGATGGTTATTATGTTGGTGATACTTCTACACCGTATAATTATTTTATTATTATATCCAAGTCAACAGACAATCAAGCCTCATGGACACAATTATTAAGAGAAAAAATATTTACACATACCGGACAAATGCCATTAAATTATAGTCAAGGATGGGATGGTACGGCTCGTGCGAGTCAATGGAGTAAATTTATTCAATTATCAAATGATACAACGCATGTTAAAATTGAGTTACAAGGTGAGGATGTCACTTTTCCACACTCGAATATTTACAGCATTCAGCAGGTTATACCCGACTTTAGACCGTGGGGTATCCGTAAAAGTGGCGTGTTAAAATCATTAAATAAAGACAGTGGATTTTTAAAAATACGAAAATCAAACTCATGGAAGGACATCCAAAAATATAGCTATGATAAAGTAGGAAAAGAAAACCAAGGTACGAGCCGAATCCGTAAAAATGGAAAATGGTTAGGACAAGGAAAAATAGGCACTTAAAAAATAGTTGAACATTCAACTATTTTTTTATATGATAGAAAATGAAAGAGGTGATTAATATGAAAATTATTTTAGTGGCATTGGTTTTTAATGGTTTGGATTTATTGACGGGTATTGTAGGAGCGCTACGAAATGGCGAACAAATCAAGTCGAACAAATTAAGAGACGGACTTTTTAAAAAGGTTGGTTTTATCTTTTGTTACACTTTAGGTATTGCTATTAACTACGCTGAAAGTTATTTAACTTTACCTTTTGGAGTTGATTTAGTACCGGTGATTTGTACATATGCAATTATTACAGAGGTAGTTAGTATTATCGAAAACATTTCTAAAATCAACAGTGATATCTTACCGGATAAACTAAAAGCACTAATCGGATACAAAGAAGGTGAATAATATGGATTTTGATAAAATAACACAAAATATTTTAAATTCAAGTGAAACATCTACGAGTGAAAGCGAAAGTATTTCCGGTTCAGAAATGCATGAAGAATTTGAGATCAGTAATTTTTTACCGGAATTCGAGCCTTTAAAGTTAAGTGGTAAGAATTTAGCTCAGCAATATGTGAGTGCATTCAATACGGGTATGAATGTATATCAGTGTTTAAACTATTTACAGGGTTACGTTTATACACTAGTAACGGCTATGAATGAAACAATTGAGGCATGGAATACAGTAGTACCATTATTAGAACAAGCCACGAAAGAATGGACAGATGAGGAATTCGACTATAAATGGTCAATTCTAAAACCACAAGTTATTGATCTTGTAACAAATTTAACACTTGAAACATTTAATAATGCATGGGAAGACTTAAAGCCGGTTGTTATTAAGTTGGCACAGGATACAACAGACGCCGAATTTAAAAAACAATGGGATATTTTAAAACCACAAGTTATTGAACTGGTGGAAGAAACAACAACAAATAAATTCAATGAAGAATGGGAAAAATTAAGACCTACGATCATCCAATTATCAACAGATACAACAATTGAACAATTTAATAGATCATGGGAAGAATTAAGACCTCAAGTAATTGAATTATCACAAACTACAACAAGTAATAAATTTGATGAAAAATGGGAAGAGTTACGACCTCAAGTAATTGAGTTAGCACAAACTACAACAAGCAATAAGTTTGATGAAATATGGGAAGAATTAAGACCTCAAGTTATTGAGTTAACAAAACAGACAACGATCAATCAATTCAACGAAAAATGGGAAGAGTTAAGACCTCAAGTAATTGAATTAGCACAAACAACAACAAATACAAAGTTTGATGAGAAATGGACCGAATTACAACCAACATTAACAGAAACGGTTAATAATTTAGTGAATACAAATTTAGATACATTTAAAAATACATTATGGCAGGAAGTTACTAAAAATGATAGTTTCCCATTCTTATTACCCGAAAATTTTGGGGCTGTTGGTGACGGTACTACTAACGATAGTTCAGCATTTAATGCTTGTATTGCGAAAGCAAACGAAACTGGTAAGTATGTATTGTTAAGCAACAAAACATATTTAATTGGTGATACTTTAATGAATAACGCTGATACAAATATAATAGGTGCTAATACTGTGATTATATTAGACAACAACACGTTTACAAAACAAATAGTTAATTGTGTGTTTAGTAATATCACATTTAAGCGTACTGTAAGAAGTGATTTACCACTAACAGAAAACTTTTATTCATCTCAATTTAAGTATTGTAATTTTGTTGATATTAATTATTTATTTAATAATATTTCACCTAGAATTAACACGCTAGAACATTTATTATTAGATGAATGTAATTTACAAAATACACAACTTATTAATGTCACTAATCAATTTAATGGTGTGGTTTATAGTATTAATAAAACATTATTTTATTATGATGGAGACTATAAACAAAGAACTACAATTATTAATGGATATGTTGGTGGTAAGTTTATATTTAATAATTGCACTTTCTCAAAATTTGAGCCGGATGGAATAATTGAATTATTCGGTTCGCTTGATAATTTTGAATTTAATAATTGTTGTATTCATACTTATGATAATGCAAACACCTTTATTCTACCGAATATAAGTAGTGTGGAGAAACAACAAATAACATTTAATAATTGTGATATTTCAAACAATAATAAGTATTTAGTTGATGTGTATACAACAAATAACACGGTGCTACCAACTGTTAATATTAAATATTCAACATTAAAAGTGAATGCAATTTTTAATGCAAAAAATGAATGTAGCTTATGGCTTGAAAATAATCAAATTGACACTAAGCCTATTATTAATGTTGGAGTGGGTAAAGTTAATATCGTTGAAATGCAACAGAAATATAGTGATACAAGCGAAAATATATTCCCTTGGACAACAGAACCTACACCAACCGTTGAAAATAATGTTTCACTTGTTAAAGTTGGTACAACTGACTATTATGTTTTGACAGAAAGCAAAGATAAAAATGTTAAAAAATTAGATTATTATTTTAAATATGATTTTGAATATTTACCAACTGCGCCTTATTATAGCAACCACCTTTTTGCTTTAGGTTTAGACTTAGAAGGTTATACAGTTAAGAGATCATTATTAAGTAATAATACATGTAAATTAAAAAACAAAAGTACAGGTGAATTAATAGATTATGTTTATTTTATGCTAGATGATAATGTAACAGTCACAACCACAAAAGACGAAACACAAATTGCAATGACTGAGCTAGGTTTAAAATATTTACCATATTTCGCTAAGCTTAAAACAGACACACCTGTTACAGGACAATGTTATATTGACGCGTGTATTTCCATTATTTTAGAAAAAACTAGCTCATAGGCTAGTTTTATTTTATTATATAGTAGGAGGTATTAAATATGAATAAAAAAGAATGTGAATTATCAATTATTTACAAAATGACTAAACCGGAAGATATTCCATATAACTTACCGGAAGGTTTAAGCGTTTATTTTTATATCGAGTTTTATATGCAAGCTATGCATATACTAAAGGATGTTGATTATGAGCGCTATAATATATGTAAAGAGAAACTACACGAGTTAACAATATTAGAGGAGGAATTAAATTTATGAAACCTGGTCAAAAGTTAGTGCATAATGGCCATGAAGTTTGTTTATTTCCTATGGAAACCATGAATATCACGCAATGGTCAAGTCCATCATCATATAGCCATTGTTGTGGGCACCCATTCGATAACGCAATTAATGGACAGGTACGTGTACCCGTGTATGCACCATTTAGTTGTCATTTAGTGCATACTTACTCGTCCGGGAATACGCGAGTATATCAAAGTGATAATGAAGTTTTAACACCAAGCGGTTTAAAAAATGTAACTGTGAGTTTCACACATGACCCAAACCCACCAACCGCAACACAGTATAAACAAGGTGATCTAATTTATCATACGGGTACGGCTGGCATGGCTACAGGCGATCATTGTCATATCGACCAATCTTTTACACTAAACTCTGGTCTAGTTAGTTATGGTATTGTATGTAGCTACGGCAATGAATGTTATGCGCTAAGTGGTTCAGAATTACCGAATAATGTATTTTATGTAAATGATACAAATATTGTGAATGGATATGGTCAAGATTGGAAAACGTTTGAAGGTGGACAACCTCCAACACCAGAACCCACATACAAATACACTAAACATTATTTCATGTTAGACGGTCTAGGAATTGATTTTGGTTTTTATAAAACAAAAGAAGAGATCAAACCCGAACCACCAACACCAACAAGTGAGTGGTTTATACCTGGTGATATTAATAACACAAGACCACTTACAGAAGATGAGTCCAAACAAAATTGGCTAGCATTTTGGCAGTTTTTCAAATCTAAAGGTTGGACCGCAAACGCGGTTGCTGGTATATTAGGAAACTCCTATTTTGAAAGTACAGTCAACCCGAATCGGTGGGAGGGTGATGTACCCTTTGCACAACCGGCAGCAAGTCGTGGATATGGTTTAGTTCAATGGACACCTTGGACAAAAATAATTGACTGGCTAAAAGAAAAAGGATATTACCCGGATGTTTCTAAGTTTGGTCAAGGTGAATGTGAGCGAATTCAATGGGAAATGGAAAATAATCAGCAATGGATAGCTACAGCAACCTACCCCGAAAGTTTCGCTAGCTTTTCAAAATCGACTGCTGACCCTTATACACTAGCGATAGAATTTTTAGCGAACTACGAAAGACCAGCCGACCCGAACCAACCTCAAAGAGGAATTAAAGCACGTGAGATATATAACTATATCAAAGATAAATAAAATAGTTGAACATTCAACTATTTTTTACTAATATAAAATAAAAGGAGATGATTTAAAATGAGTATAGGAGTCGTTAATAGTCAATTTACACCACAAAGTAAAATATATCTTTTAAAAGGTCTAGAAATTGACGCAATGAATAATACGTTTTGGGGTGCATTCGACACACCCGAAAATCAATTTAATTTTTTTATTGAAAACTATGATTATATTGTTTTTGAAAACTACACGTATCAAAGAAAAGATGGGACGGTAGTCGTACCGGGTATTTATGATGATCTACGTTTATACAACTATTTAATTTATCAAAATGGGTCTACAGGTAATAAAGCAAAATGGATTTACTGTTTTATTACAAGTTTAGGTTACTTAAATGACAATGCCACTAGTATTAGTTTTGAAACAGATGTAATACAGACATGGCGGTTTGAGATTGAAGAAAACTTTATGGAGTCATACATCGCATACGAACATAGACCACAATATTATGATACCGAAGATGGTGTACATCGACCTTGCATTAATACACAACCAGAAAATATAGAAGTTGGCACGGATTTAATTTCAGATGAACAATATTTAATAGGCCCTAGCCTACATATTAGCTTCGCTGTAATAGGTATGACATGTGATATGTCCGGAAAAGACAGCTACACAAACTCACAATTAGGAACACCATCTCAAATTAACTATTATGTTTTTCCTTTTAGTCGATATACGGGAACTGATATAACATCTTTAAAAATTGGCAGTACAAGCGGTCAAACTGTAACGATTAGCGGACTTTCAAAAGTATTAGACGCTATCCGAAAGAATGAAAAGCTAGTTGGTAAATGCGTTTCTATAGTGGTAACCAATTCAATACCCGGTTTAGTTGTTGAAGATGGACAGGTTGTCATTAAACGAGACTGCTTTAGTGGTGAAAAACAAGGTGATTATCAAATATTAACGTATAAAGCTAAAACAATGAACGAAATGCTTTCAAATGATTTAAACGCATATGCAAAAACGCGTGTATATAATATACCAGCGTTTATTGGATTTACTCAATTCACAAAATTATATACATACCCATATAGCTATTTAGTTATTAGTGATAATAACGGAACAACAAAAGTTTTTAAAAATGAGTTATGGGAAGATATGAAAAACGCACAATTTATTTATGTAGGATCACCAAACAGCTCGAAAATAAATATTGTACCATTAAATTATAAAGTGACAAAATCAAATGAATCTTATTCAGATTTAATTAATTTAGATAATTCCTTTGAATCTCAATATGAGACTAGCTTACCTATCATTAGTGATACAACCGCATTAATGCTACAATCCTCACGTAATTCTATGAATGTTGGTTTATCTAACGTTAGGCGCTCAAATGAAACAAATTCAGCTATAGCCAGCGCAACAGGTAATGCATTAAGTGCACAAACAAGCTTACAAAATAATTTAAATTTAAGTATTACCTCGCGTAACGCAAATTTAGCGAGTAATTTAAACGATTTACATAACAAATCGAACATGATAAATGCTAGTATAAGCGCTATAGGCGGTTTAAGTGGTGGTATTGCCAGCGCGTTAACCGGTAATATCGGTGGTGCGGTTGGTAGTTTGGTTGGAGCTGGTTTAGGCATTGGACAAACAGCCATGCAAAATCAAATAAATACAAAACAAACCAACATGCAAAACGCAAATGCACTTGCAAACGCAAATGCACAAGCAAGTGCTAATAGTCAATCAACCGCAATTGGAAATCAATTGAGGCAGTTAACAACACAATATCAAAATCAAACCAATATTCAAAATGCTATGGATAGCTACAACGCGCGTATCCATGACGCGCAAGCAACGGCTGATAGTATTGTAACCGGTTCTAATGATTTAATGCGACAAATAGCACTAGATTTAAACACATTCGTATTATATGTTTATAGACCAACAGACGAATATAAACAGAAACTAGAAAAAATTTGGAATATGCGAGGGTATGCCACAAATACAATTGACTACCCTAATTTACGATCTAAAATATCATGGAACTACATTCAGACCGTAAAGTGTAATATTAAAGGTACAAATATCGACCCGAACGACTTGGAAAAAATCAAACGTGTGTTTGATAATGGTATAACATTATGGCACAATAAGAATGTTGGTGATTATTCTCAAAACAACGGTGAAAGATATTCTTATGCACAATGTGATAAATACGGTAATTATAAAGAAAGAAAAGTACATTAATAGAAAAGGTTGACGGTTCAACCTTTTTTATTTAACATATAATTAAAAGGAGATGATTAAAAATGGATTTATTAAATGATACAAGTTCGTTGACAGATTATTGTAGAAATGCTGTTGATGTTGCTACGATGAATAATGGAGAGGCTGACTTTATTTATTACACGTATTTACAAATGTTAAGTTTAAACATGTTTAAATATAAAGGTTTACCCGAATCCATTGACACATTCTATTTAGAATATGTTTTACAAACACGTGGTTACATTGGTTTTTATTATGATGAAAGATTAGGATTAATTTGTAGTGAAATCACATTAGGAGGTAAGCTCAACCACTATCAAGATCCAACCGAATACCATACAGTATCAACAAGCCCACTTGTTAAAAAGAATTTAAGTAATGAAGAGTGTGTAATTATGAAAAACAGTCCTTTATATGTTGGTATCTTCCCATACTTAAATTTTTTCGCTAAGAAACTAGCATTGACAAGTCGCACGATGGACCAAAATTTGACAATGCAATGGACGCCGTACATCATTACAGGTGATAAACGTATGTTACAGCAATTCAAAGTATTTATGAAAAAAATCTTACAAGGTGTTCAAACGATATTTACTTCAAAAGGATTTAGAACGGAAGACGTTAACGTATTACAAACAAATGCACCTTTTATTGCGGACGAGTTACACGGCATGAAACAAGCAATTTTACGTGAGTGCATGACTTTATTAGGTATTGAAAACGCCAACATGGACAAAAAAGAAAGGTTAGTCGCGGATGAGGTCAACGCCAACAATCAACAGGTTATTGCGTCTCGTAATATTTGGCTTAGTGAACGTAAAAAAGCGATTGAAAAATTGAACAAGAAGTTTAATTTAAACGCAAGTGTTGAGTTTGCACCATATGAGGATTTTGAAGACATCTTGAAATTGATTGAATTAGACGGTGATACAAGTCTTTCAGATTTTAAAGATGATCTAACAATTAAAAAAGAAGGTGATTAGTATGTTTAAAAAATTAAAAGTACCTAATTATTTGTTAACTTTACAAAGTCCGGTCCTTGCTGAAAACACCGAAACTATATGCGGTGTATGTCACAATTTAGCATTTACGGAATTAATTGACTCTCAATATGAATTAAGCGATATGGAAGTTTTAGAGATCGCAAGAAAAAAGATTTTTGATTTTAATTATCCTTTTTATGATGATCTTGAAAAACGTAAGGCATTAGAAACGGGCATTTTAAAGCACTTTTGGTTTGACGAAATAGGACAAGAAACCTATGCATATTGGAAATTTGAGCTCCAACACTGGTTTGAAATCAATATGGATAGATATTATACATTGTTTAAAACTATTCCATTCCAAGACCAGGACGATCCAACCGCAAACACAAACTACACGGAAACATACACACGTGATAGTCGAGGTAATACACAAGCGAGTGGAGAAGATACGAGTATTGCTTTACAATCTGTAACTCCGGAGGGACGCGTGGATATTGAAACAAACGACTATGTAAACAATATCGCTAAAACAATTACCAAGCCAAAAAGCGCAAATGACACAACAGGGCATGAAGAGTATAGCTTTAAGCGTAGAGGTAATATCGGTATCCAAACACTAGCGGAAGTATTACAAGGCTCACGGCGTGCGGTTATTACCATTGAAAACGAGTTATACGCGGAATTACAAGAATATGGGTTATTTTTTAATATATTCTAGGAGGTAAAAATATGAATATTGATGTAAATAAATATTATGATTATAGGCGAAAAGTATTAGGTACATATGTAGATCGTGATGGGGCTTACGGTTCTCAATGTTGGGATTTGTATTTTGATTGGTGCGAAAAGAACGGCTTTAAGGGTGCTAATTGCACATCTAGCGGATATGTTAAAGATATTTGGCTAAACCGAGAAACAAATGGAATGAGCTATAATTGTGTTGAAATTACAGAGCTACAGCCAGGTGCTATTGTTGTTTTTAAAGAAGTGCCAAACATTACACCTTTAAGTCATATTGCCATTTTCGACAGTGATGTAAACGGTGTATACGGTCGTTTTTTAGGGGCTAACCAAGGAGATAAGAACGGTTTGGTTAACATTGTTACACTACCATATTCAGCTACATTCAATACCGCTTTTATGCCTAAAGCTATGATTTTAAGTGATGAAAAAACTGAGAAAGTTTTAAATGAAATTCCAAGCGATTTTATTAAAGAATATGGCACTTTCAACCCAAATTGCACAATTAAAATCAGAGAAGCACCGAGTCAAAAAGGTAATGACACAGGTTTATATTATACAAGAGGTATGAGTGTAAGATATGACGGTTATGTTAAACGCGATGGCTATGTGTGGATTAGTTGGATTGGTAACAGTGGAAAACGTCGCTGGATGGCTGGCGGTGAATTAAATTCAAAAGGTATTAATTACTTACCTTATGGAGTATTCAAATGACAAAATCAATTGACTGGTACAGCCCTACCAACATAAAGTCATACAACAAATTTTTAAATTTCATCATCGGTGGTCGTGGTATCGGTAAAACCTATGGATTTAAAAAAGATTGTATCAGTCGATACAAGAAAAAAGGAAAACAATTTCTTTATTTAAGACGATATAAAACGGACCTAAAGAAAATTAAAACATTTCTAAATGACCAATTTGAAAACTTCAAAGATGATGAGTTTAAAATTACAGGTGGTAGCAACTTTACCACCTTTTATATAAATGGCTGTGAAATGGGTTACGCCACATCTTTAACAGCGTTTGCAAGTTTAAAATCAACAAGTTATGTTGATATTGATACAATTATTGTTGATGAATTTATACCGGAAAAGGCAGGATTTAACGCATACATTCCAAATGAAGTTGAGATCTTATTAAATATCATTGACTCTATATTTAGGCAACGTGAGGGACACGTATATTTATTAGCAAATAATGTAAGTATCGTTAACCCTTATTTTAGTTATTTTGGAATAACACCCGACCCGAACAAAGAATTTAATACATTTAAAGGTAATGAATCCGTCGAACAAATCGTTGTACAAATCTGTCATAATGAATATAAAAAAGGAAACAAAGAAAAATCGAAATTCCATAAATTAATATCCGGAACAACATATGGAGAGTATAACGCTGGTAAGTTTGCGTATGATACAAACGATTTTATTAAAAAGAAAACAAATGTTTGTGATTATTTATGCACACTATACTACGATGATATCTATTATGGTGTTTGGATAGATATGAATACAGGTTATGTTTATATCAACCAACAAATAAATAAGGAATACGGATATTGTTATTCGATTGGCAGTAATAACCGTGAGAATATGATGATCGCGAAATTATGGCGTAAGGACCAAAGACTAAACATGTTAATACGATCATATCGTGATGGGTGCGTTTATTATAACAACCAGGAAACAAAACGACTATTAAGCTATATTCTTAGTAAATATTAAAATAAAAGAGTGCCATTAATGCACTCTTTTAAGTTTAATATTTTAAATCATATTTACCAACAGTATATAAATAATATTCATGTTTATTACCGTACTTTTCATAATACTTATTATACACATCTTGAACAATTTTATAATCTGTATTATGTATAACAATTAAACCATCGAATGTAAAATAAAATTCCAAGCTTATAAGCGTATCAACCAATAACATTATTTACCCTCCTTATTAATTTGTTTTGTAAAATAGCTCACAATCTCAAACGCAAACATTTTATTACAATCTTCAGTGTCACAATAAGCTTGCATAGTCATATAATCTAAAACAGCATGATCAACATCGTTGACCTTAATATTCTCTAATATTGCTCTATGTCTATTAAAAGGATGATACAAATTCAAATCAATATTACAAGTATCATTCTCATTATATGAAATTTCATATTTGGCAACCTTCACATCATTATAAAATAAAAATGTGACTTTACCGAAATAATTCTCCATAGCTAACACCTACCAATTCTCACTATACATAGAAACGAATGTATTATTAATGTACTCGTGTTTTCTAACACTAACCAATAATAAATAATATTGCCTATAACTAATCAGCCCTTGATTATAATAGGACCGAATTAAGTTTTCTCTTTCAATATCGCTTGTAATACCAAATGTTCTATTTAATTCAGAACATAAGCGATTCAAACTAGTATAATTACTCATACGCTATCCCTTCTTTACAATTCTACAAACTTCTTTAAGCTTGTAGCTGATCATTTCATTCAATTCAACATAAGATTGATAATCAATATCTTTATCGTTATAGATATCCTCAGTTGTGTCAATACAATCACTAATATAATCAGATAAAATTTTTAACACGTTAGCTAACTCATGCCAACCACTAACTCGTGCTAAAACATCATCATAAGAATTTTGAATATACTCTTTATATTTTTCCTTAGTCATGTTACTTGTTACCTCCTATTCTATAATGTCTCGTGTAGTAATTTATAAAAACACTCATCATACACAAAATACAACATTTCTTTACATTGTGACACTTTTTCAAATATAACCATTCTATCACCTGTTGAATCAAACAAAACATAACACATGTCAAAAATCATTTCAAACCTACCATGAAAATCAGTGTTTACCAAATTCAACTCATTAAGGCTACGACATTCTCTAAGCGTATCACAACCGGTAATTGAAATCCTTGTCATCTTGCCTAAAATTCTTCTTAATTGTTTTCTAGTCATTATCAAGACTCTCCTTCTTTGTACCCTAATTATAGCATACCTATTCTAGAATACAAGTGTTTTTGTAATTTCACATAATTCACAACCGAGCCGTGTGGGTCATTGTT